CTATATGTTTTGCTAGATATGATCCAATCAACCCAAGAAACCTTAGAGTTAGTAATGTACATATATCCAGCACAAATAGGAGTATGCTCAGAATCCAATACCATAAAACCACCTACACCATCATTGGGTAAGAAGTCTTTAGACGGGGCATCCCAGCCCCAATCATTCCACCAATGAATCAAAGTATCATTGTAATCGTTATCGTTTAGTGGTCTGATATACAAATCCATTTAGTACAAAGATATTAAATTTTAAGGATAGCTCTTCATGATCTCAGATTCTATAGCAAAAAGCTCTATAGGATTGGTATTATCGTTCTCAATTGTGAACACACAATAGTGCCCTAACACTCCATGAGATTCAGCAACTGAGTTCTTTATATAGAGCACATAAGGGTTGGATATCGGTGGTACCGTACCAGTGGTATCATCCACTATTATTCTGTTTTCGCCTTTTGGCAAGTTAACCTCAATATTAGTCACTATACCGAACAATATAGGAGTTGCATACGTAGGCGGTAGCGAATAATATATAGTATCACCTATGGATATTATAGACCCAATATTAACCAATGGATTAATCGAAAATGAAACAACTCTTGAACCTAATAGACCAGTTATGTTTATAGATGTACCAATGCCATTCAATGAACGTAAAGGATATTCGCCAGCAGCAGCTGGAGTCTCTCCAGAGTTCCTTACGAACGCAAAATAAGAACCCTCTTTCTTTTCAAACCACTCCGCATTGATAAATCCAGTCGTTTGAATGTCTGTTTGCAAGGTTGCATCCCAAGTGTCATCGCCCTCTATGTTTATGGTTTTGAATAACTTGTTTTCAAGTGGTTTATCGTTGATTACACTGATAATTCTAGAATTATACTGAACTCCATAAAAGTTGTTGCGTGTCTCATTGGTATTATGTCTCCATATATTACCACCCTTGAAAGTATAAAAATAGTTATTCATCCCAATCATCCAATCGGGATTATAGGAGTAAAAGGATACCCACCCTTTCGCTCCGTCATCATATGTAAGTGTATAATTAGCCATTATTTATTTCTTAAGGACAACCTGTCCATGTTATTGAGAATGCTCCAGTTTTTGGGATGCTAGGATCCATGTAAGATTGGAAGTTTAATGAATAACCGGGAGGCAATGTGACTGTATTTGTCGTTCCAGGATATGGGGCTAGACAGCTATAGTACGTGAAAGTACGGCTTACAGTGTCGTTGTTTACTGCAAGGTAAACTCCACAACCCTCTTGACAGCTAGACACTGGCAATATCCCATTGATAGTATCATCAATTACAGGAGCTGTTACCAATGCTATTATCTCCCAAGTACAAGTAGGATCTCCAATCGTATCTACGAATGTTCCTACTGATAATGTAGCTCCAACATAATCAGCAAATATTTCAGCACCATCTCCACATCTGCGAAGTCTGTACTCGGTACCATATATACAATTGCCTATTTGAATCAAGACTCCATTTTCTACTTGGAACCAATCATTGCCTCCAAGCATAGCAGGAGCTTGATAGAAACCATCCGCTAAGGGCGTTAATCCATCTGAATCTTGGAATACCAAATCAGCAAGTCCAAGTACGCCAGCAGCTCCATTTACATGTACATAGTATATGTTTTGATCTGTTGGTTGAGAGCATGCATCAAATGCCGTTCCATAACCAAGACTACCTAAACCAAATGGCAGTGTAAACGGACACGATACCTCGATGTCAAATGTAGCTGATCCTCCACATAGTGATTGGATGTTTACATTCAGATCAGGTATAGATGCGCTTATCTTTGGTATCACCATATAAAACTCAAATGGTGAAGCCAATGTCAATTTTAACTGTGGAGATACTACACTTATGCTAGTTATAAGCCCGGTATTTATGAATGAAGTACCATTATACTTTTGGACTGGTATATTAACATATGGGCTATTAGCCACAACACCACAATCAAGAGAACTTGAACCTATGTATGTGTGAAGCCCAGCAGCCCCTTGTAATTTGAAGTATGTTGGGCTGCTACCACCATTATATACAGTACCGTTATACTCAGCCTTTATACCGATTGGTATGGCATTAGGAGCGGGAAGTGTTACTTTTACCAATACGGCACCAGTAGAAGCTCCCAAGTCAATACCCATGTCATAAGAACCATCGCCAGTTGCTGTCACAACGCCAGTATTACATGGCTGTGAACAAGTAGGGCAATTCGCTTGTGGCTGTAAAGACCCAGATATTAACTCTCTTACAATAGAACCATCAGAATAATAACCGTCTGCTGCAAATGTTGTCATCGAAGCATTGGTATATATAGTTGTTGATGAACCTAAAGATGGTCCGTCAATAACATATCCTATTGGGCTCGTGCAGTTACAACATGCGTCTTCAGCGCTTATGTTAGAATAGCATAACAACTCGTCTTTAACGTCTCTTAAATCCCAAATTAGATACAAGTAACTACCCGTGTTCCCGGCATTAAACGAGCCGTAATTAGCGGTAGCAATAGGAGATAAAGAAGGAGTTGCTATTGAAGAAACTGAAAGCAACGAATTGATGTCTGACTGATTGTTATTATAAAGAGTATTCCCTCTGTGGTATCTAAACTTGTCTTGAAGCGGATCAAAGTTATAAGTGTCAGAAGCGTATTTGTTAGTACCCAAAAACACAGTGCTATTATCGGTTGGTATCGCTCCATTGCCTTGAGGTCCAGATATGCGGTCATACCTAGAAACAATAGGTGGAACAGTACCAGATGCGAAAGTAACTGGGTATGAATTTACAGGACCAATGTATGGAGTATCAGTATAATAATACTCAGTATGTATGGTTTCTCCAGCCTCCCAGCCATTCATTACTACGACTTGAATTACATCAAGAGTCTGGGTTATTGGACATTCCACATTTACAGATAAAACAACAGGACCAGTAGTCTCGATAACAATATCGACTTGGCTTGCAACAATGTTGTCTTTTGATACTGATAATGAGCCACTAGCAGATATAAATCCAGTAGATGATGTTGTAGCATTATAAGTAGCATCAATTTTAAACTGTACGCCTGGATTAATGCTTAACACTTCATAAGTTATTGAGAAATCACCTAATTCTTCTCCTAGATTGATGCAATATGATAAACTCTCTCCTATCAATGACAAGAAGCTAAGAGTCTTGCTAATACCACAATCAACACATTCATCTAATAATGGTATATCTCTCTCGTTCGAAACAAGTACGTACTCGGTCATATACGGATCGTATCCACCAAGCTTTTGCTTATCAAAAGACTCAATGAATGTATCTCTAAACCAACTACGCATTCCTTGTTCTGATATAACTTCTAGCTGATCATTACTATAAGAGTCACCTCTTAATTGCAGTACAGCATCTCTCTTTACATCGGTAAAGAATCTATCATAACCCCATCTTACATAACTTTCAGGGTTAAAGCTGATTCCATATTTCTCAGTTCTAGCTATATGCGTACCAAGCACTTCAGGCACAGACGTTATAGCGCCTCCTCCGGCTGCATCAGACAACAAGTTTTTACCTACTAGCACATATCCTATCTTGTCCTCTTGAATAGTCAACATGTCAGTTTCACGACCATCCAATATATATATAGGACCAAATGAGTCTTCTAATGCCTTAAAGTTCAAAAGACCAAGGTTAAACTCGTTTAGTTTGTTTATGTTGGACTCATCATTGAAAATACCACTATATGTAATGTCAGCGTATCTCTCAGCTCTCTTATATTGTTTTGCAGATACAGATGTAACACGATTACCTAATGTTAATGGTTTCCCAACTATAGAGTCTCTTATTTTATAACTCTCTACACCATTACCAAATGCAAAGCAATTGAAGAACCCAGTATCAATTATAGCTGATTGACTCAGAGTTTGATTCTGTACGTTTCCCTCGTGGAATCCACTTTCAATCACAAATGATAAGTTGTTCTCGTAGAAAACATCAGGTAATGCTTCTTGAGGTTCTGTTTCGAATACAATGGTTGAATCAGCACGGAATATAGTTATTTCAGCGCTTACATAAGACGCTCTATTATTTTTTGACACAAATCCAGTACAGACTATTGTTCCATTTATTACGAGGAATAATTGACTCGTAAATGGGCTTCTGTAAAATTGAAAATAATTTGTACAATAATCCACAGGAACGTCAAGAGCACTAGTCGCTAAAGTAGGTATGTAGACATTATCAATACTACAACCACCTGCTCCTACTGTTTGACTTCCATCATTTAAATATTGTTCAATATTATCTCCGTCCCACCAAGATTTGAAATCTGAGTAGTTCCCTGATGAAATCAAATCTAAACTCAAGTCGTATATTCTGCGCTCACATTGATTATTACCATCTCCAGATCCCCAACGTCTAAAATTAAAATCCATTTTGATTCTACTTCCAGCCGGTATGTCATAATCTTGAAAACCTCCAGCCCCATCGCTTATGCTAATTGGGTATTCAACACGGGCATATATACCTGGCCCTTGTCTGTTAGTTTCTATTTTACCTGAGCTAATCACTGACAATTCATCTCTTACGGTACTGAACTGATTGGCATTTATTTTCATGTAAACACCAGATGGAACAGGGACATTGCCACTGCCTATAGAAGATGGTATTTGTACGAAGTCTTCTGCTTTAGCTTCTTTTTCCAATACAGTAGCGTACAAGCAATTTCTTGTAGGACCGCCCGTATCAACTTTAACTATAAGCCTGTCTCCACTTTCTATCTTCTGAGCATTTTCTCCCTCTAACAAAAAGTAAGTAGCATTCGAGTCAGGATCAGCAAAGAATATTGAACTATAGATAGTCTCATAATTCTCTCTATCTGGCTTTATCACAAACTTGTATCTACTAGCCCAGTAAGGTGGTCTTTGTGAAGGCGGTATAGCTACCTGTATTGAATTTTGAAGCGAAGAAGACCCACAAGGTACATACACTGTGTTTTGTTGGCTTACAAGCGCTGTGCTGGATCTATTAAACTCATCCATGTATACAATACCAATCTCGTAACCTCTATTGCTGTGTAGGCTTTTAGGGTTTGCGATTTGTTGGTATTGAGCTTGCAAGAATGTTATTTCATAGTACTCATACGCATCGGCTCCTCCACCACCAGAATTATCAATGAACTTCACTGCTGGCAATTGCAAGCCAATGATGTTGCTTGATGGACTGGTTATTATGGCGATTGGCTCTCCAATAGTTGCAATACCACTACTATCTTTAGTATACACGTCAAGAGTATTTGGTATATCACAATTGAATATATCAGTAAGCGTACTACCATCACAAGCAGTAGCCATTGGTTGAATGTTTGATATAGTACCTACTGCACTCTGAAATTCAGGGCTTGTCGCTAGATCATATACGGAAGTATATGAAGATGACAAGAAGTAGTTAAATGTATATTCTATTAATCCTGTTTGGACAGATGGTGTACCACCGCTAAACTGACCATGTTGTATTGTAAATTCAATTGATATAGAAGATCCAGAGACCAAAGAAGCATCAGTTAAGTCAATCTCCATAACCGAATCAGTAGCAGTTACTGGACCATTTAGGTTGTATGAACCATTGCTCTTAGATACCGTTAAATCCTCCAAACCAATTAAAGTAGACTGTAATGAAGCTACATACGTTAACTGTACTGGCTGATTGCTGTCAGTAACCAAGTCGTACCCTTCAGTGTAGTTGCCATACATCAATCTATTGCCCATAATAGTTTGGGCTTTAGCAAGTAATGGAACATTGTCATATAGCCTCAATAACTCAGACTCTGGAAGTACGGTAAATATCTTACTGCTTACAAACTCAAAATCTCTATCGGTATTGTCGGGTATTCCTAAGTCCTTTTTATTTAGTTTCTCTATAACCTTGATTACGCTAGTGCTCATGTCTTTGAACAATAGCTCAATAGACTTAACAAGACTGCTTCCACTATTATAAGTGATGGTAGCCTTATTGAAAGCATTTATCATACCTTCGTTTAAGTTGCTATCTACGCTCAAGTCAAATGGTAGTGGCTGAAATGCCGGTTCAGAAAATTGAGATATAGCAGAATATTCATTGTCCGCATATCTATACCTATAAGCAAATGAAACAAACCTAAAGTCTAAAAAGTTCTCTTGAGTAGCAGAATCAGAAAGAACCACAGTTGGCGATTGCACTGGTGGTTTTTTAATAACCAAAATAGACTCATTTGTAAATTGGTCTATATTTGCTGCTGGCAAATTATATCTTCTTAGATTATTGATGAATCTTGGCTGATTGTAATTATCAGTAAAGTATATCAATACCTCATCGTTATTACCAGTCTTTATCAAGTTAACACCAGTAATCAAGTATTCAGGGCTGAAGTTTAATGTAGTTCTTGCATTATCGCCATCATCAATACTAACTACATGGTAAGTCAGTATGTTGTTTAGCATGTTGTAAGAAACAATCATATCCAGCTTGCCAGTTGCACCCACAGTAAATGTAGGGTCATGTACAAACCAATATACAGTCTCTGCTTCGCTATCCTCAACAGCACCTATGCATCGAGCATTAGCACTTAATGAAGTGCCATCTATATATCTTAAAGTGGTTAATCTTTCGTTGCCTTTTGTATTTTCAATTACTCCAATTTCGCTCTGCTCTGTAGAGCCCATTCGAATATTTAAGGCATCAATATACTCACCATTGGGAACAAGTCGCTCATCAACGACTTTGTTCATTTTCCCTAATACAAAGTTTCTAGTTAGGTTAGCCATATTTTATTTTATCCACTTATCACGACCACGCATAGCCATTAACAACCTGCTTGGGTGAATGTTACTCATTCTGATTTTAGCATTTCTCAATAAAGCACCACGCTCTTTTCTAGCTCTTGCGACTATATATTCTTGTACGCCTAGCTTAGAGTTGAGTATCTCGTAATTAATATATGCGTATATGTACTTTTCAAATAACTTGTTTACTAACACTTGAGAGTCATCTCCTGCTTCCATTCCATCAGAAATGTACTCTAATATACAAATCTTATTAGCCATATCTGAATTGAAGTTGATAACTCCCTTCTTCTTATCAATGGCAAATGTAGGATTTATATTCGCAGTAGATGTGTTTAATCCAAATCTAGCTCCTAAAGCATAGTCAAAATACCACGTCCCATCAATGTTCCATCCCTCAAGACCATCAAACATATTACCGGGATTCAGATATATATCTTTCTTCGTTCCCTTCAATCGATCCATGTCTATGTTTGAATTCTCTGGCTTTAAAATATTACCATTTACGTCAAACAATATGTTGCCTTTATTGTCTTGTAAGTAAGCGTTAGAAGATAATACTTGAATATTCTCTGTCATTGGTCTTAAAAGCCCGTCTAAATATAAAGACACCCTCACCCAGTTCACAAAGTCGGGAGGCAATACAAAACGCAAATTCTCAGTTACATCAAGTTCTAAAACCTTAATCTCCTTGAATGCATCGTAGTTCAACTCTTGTATACCACGCTTCGCATGAAAGATGATTTTATATCGGTCTTCATTATTTACTAATGAATTATTGCCAGTATACATTAACTGGAAGTTATTTACAATATCATACAAGCTAACATATTGGTATGACCCCCAATTTGCATCTTCTGGGGCTACACCGTTATTCGTATAATAATTATATTCTGATAAATATGCCATTACTTAGTTGTTTGTGATTGTTGTGATTGTTCTAATTCCTCTCTCTTGGCAAATGTATACACGTCAGCCTCACGAATAGATATACCAGAATACTGCAATATCTTTGCTATCAACTTATACTCGTCATCCATAGGTAATTCAAAGTCCTTATAGTCAGGTTGAGTTTGGTCAAAAGCAGGCTCTCCGCTTATTAAGGTTATGTAAGTCCATTTTGGATCCGATGGATACCTAAAGTACTGAGACCATACCTGCCCAGCAGAATTTATAGTCTTGGGATATACCTTTAAAGTAGTAGAATTTTGAACGTATATAGGGTATTTATTGCTAGGAGCTGTCAGTAAAGACTGCTTTAGCATATCAATTCTATTGTGGTTTACCTTTTCAGATTCACTAACTGTACTTTCGTCATAAATAGAATATTCCTCGCCTGTGCTTTGGAATATATCATCTGATAAAAGCAATGTTGTAGCGCTAGATACCTCAAGCACAACAGCAACACCACCAGTGTCATCATTAGCCACTATATCATCTTCTTCTATACCATCTGTAATAAAGTTGGCTGCTGAATCAACCAAGAAATTCACAGATATTCCCGTGTTAGTCCCAGTCGATAACTTGTCAGTATAGCAACTAACCTTATTCAATAGATAGTAATCATCCCCAGTAGTCACAATAGAAGGTAAGAAGTAATTGTTGCTACTGCTTCTTGTCAAATGAGACACCCTTGAGAATACTTCCATCGCCTCCTCAATGGCTTTTAACTCATCTCCATATTCAGACCCCGACCTACGCACGTTCTGCATATTGACGATATCGTTATATTTAGAAAAGTATTCTTCAAATATTTCTAATTGCGCTTGCTTGGCAAACAAATTGAAATCGGATGGCGATATGTAACCGTAGTTATTTTTATTCAATATAGACAGTACGGTGTTCCTTACAGAATTTATCATTACATCTTGTTTTGTACAAAGATAAATAAAAAAAAAGAGGGAGTGGTCAACTCCCTCTAAGCACAAAAATTAAACTATGTTAAATCACTCAGAATCTAATAAGCTTTCTAATAATTGTAAAGAATCAATGCCTTCATCGCTCTTTAGGAATGAAGACACCATCATGTATGGATCTTCCCCGTAAGGGATGTTAATCATTTTCTTCTTGTTAGACTTGGTGCTATACCAAACCTCTTTATTGCCGTTTCTGAATGTCAACAAACCCTCTTCGAAGAATCTATGTACATTGGCTTCCATCTCTAAAGTTGGATCTTCAACCATATCCATAAAGTCTTGAGGGTTTCTCTTAGCAAACGTCAAAACATCTCGCTTCAATTCAGCTGTAGTATAGTTCGATGGATCTATACCAAAAAGAATACGAGCAACATTTTCTAATTTATTAATGTCAAGAGACTTGGCTAAGACCAATGCATCAATTTCACTTGCGATATTCTGCACTTCTGTTTCAGCGTCTTTCTCATAGTTAACCTCCTCATAAACACTTCCGTTCATGGGATGGTAATGCAAGAATGCTTGTAATACCGGGTTTTGTTTTGGAACTCTTAACATTCCATTTTCAAAGATAACAGGATCAACGATAGCACTACCATCTTGCTCATCTTCAAATGGGCTTTTTTAGTTTACTGCATAACGCAAAGGTCTGTTAGAATTTGTTTTCTCATCGTAATGCAACAATGGGAATCTTTTCGTACTCCTAGATGGGAGTATAAACGACAAAGGTGACGAGTTCTTCAAACGGTACACCCTATCTCCTGGCTTTGTATTTAATTTCATATTTGATTTGATTTCTTTTAAAAAAAGGGGGGATGGGTGTCCCCCCTATATAACTAAACAATTAAACAGCTCCTATTATGCACCGTAACGGAACAAGAAGAAGTTATTTGCACCTAATGTATATACGCAACGCTCAGACAAGAAGTTAACTTCCATAGCATCTAAATCGCTAGTAGCAGCACCACCGGCAGAACCAGTAATCCAAGTCTTGTAGCGGCGATCCTCAGTTTCAGAAGCACGGTAACGTACGTGTAAGAAAGGACGCTTTGCGTTCTTACCCATGATTTGGTCATAAACAGTTGTAGAACCAGCAGGAACCAACATACCGTTAACTACGTTAGCAGTGTTAGCACCAGCCCACGCTATGCCACCATTATAAAGACCACCACGCATTGTAGGATCGTTCAAGTACTTCCAATCTGTTTTATAGAAGTCATAACCTCTACGGAATCCAGTGAAGCCAAGGTTCAACGCCATGTTCTGGTCGTTATCAAATAAACCATAGCTAGTACCACCAGCACCGTAGCTGTTTTGCTCTGCCAACATATCGTCAATAGCGAAGCTAGCATCACGATTCAAGAACAATACGTTCTCTTCGATAGAACCTTGCTTGTCAAGACGCTTGATAATGTTATCAAAATCAGCCAAAGTCTCAGGAGTTCCACCACCGAATACGTTACCACGGTTGTTCACAGCGTAGAATACACCTTCAGAACCTTTG